CAGTAGGTGCGCCATTAACTTCAAAACTAATATCTGCTGCTGTCACTTCTCCTACTGCACTTGTAATAGAAAAACTTGTTGGTATTGCTTGAAATTCAATAAATCTACCAGCAGTAGAACCATCTTTAATTTTTAATTTAAATGTCATGGCAGTGCTTTCTGCATTAGCACCATCGCCAGAAGCACTCTGAACTTTCATAATATTACCTATTAATGAACTAAGCTGACCAGCACCACCTCCAGCAGTGTCTTGATAATAATAAACACTTGCACTACCTGTATAACTTCTAGTGCCATGAATAATTGTTCTATCAGTATCCTCTAATGAAACAGTTTCCAAAACCGCTTGATTAAATGTAAATGAAAATGATCTGACTTTGGCAACTTTCGTTCCATCTATCAGTAATTCGCCTTCTTTACCAGAATAAAAGCCAG